ATGATTGCCAAGAAGTATCGTGTGGTCATGACGGTGCATGATGCCGTTGCTTGTATCGTGCCCGAGCATGAGGTTGAAACAGGTAAAGAATACGTGGAGATGTGTATGCGTATACGCCCGTCGTGGGCACCCGAACTACCGTTGAATTGCGAAGCTGGGTATGGGAGGAGTTATGGCGACTGCTAAGGCAAGACCGCTTGGTAACAGGAAGTCAATGAACATTGGTGGCCTCATTTTTATGATTAAAAAGGGGGTTGGCGAAGTAAAGATGGCTCCCGAATTTTTTCATGCGCCTAGCAACGTACAACTCAACCTGCTTGACGATTGGATTAACCAATTAGAAGATATGTACAACGCAGAGGTAAAAGAAACTGGGGTGTTGAAAGAACGAACCAAAGAAATTAAAAGAAACACTTTAAGAATTTACGAGGAATAAAAATGAGTATCGTATGGTCGTTCAGTAGCCTGAAAACATTTCAGCAGTGTCCCAAGAAGTACTATCACACCAAAATAGCCAAGGACGTTGTTGAGCCTGACACAACAGCAACGCTGTACGGCAAGACGGCACACACTGTGGCCGAGGAATACATTCGGGACGACAAACCAATCCCGCCAGCGTTTGATTACATGCAAGACACGTTAGATGTACTGAAGCAGATTGATGGAGAGAAGCTATGCGAAGTGAAATTGGGCTTGACGAAGAATTTGGAATCCTGCGATTTTCACGCGACGAATGTATGGTGGCATGGTATAGCCGATTTGGTAGTCATCAACGAGGAGAAACAGTTGGCGCACTCAGTGGACTACAAGACGAGCAAGAGTGCGCGGTATGCGGATACCAAGCAACTCGATCTTGTGGCTGCTGGCCTTTTTGCCAAGTTCCCAAAGATCATGAAAGTGAAATCAGCCTTGATATTCACTGTAAGTAAGGAGTTCGTACAAGCTACGCACTACCGAGAAATGATGCCGAAATATTTGGAGCAGCCAGCAAAAGATGTTGCACGAATTGAGGCGGCGTTGGAAAATGGGGTGTGGAATCCAATCAGTGGGCCACTGTGTAAGTTCTGCTCAATCAAGCAGTGCGAATACAACAGGAGTTGAAATGACAGAAGATGAGAAAAACCAAGCAGCGGCTTACATCAAGTTGCATGACGATGCGAGACAGTTGATTGTGGATACGATTGCCAAGGAATTGCAAAACTACGGCAGCTTGCTACATAGCCACATCAAAGCCAACACTTTTTACAGCCTTGATTTTGAAACCAAAGTCAAAGATGTAATCAGAAATCAAATGAACAAACACTAAGGTGACACCATGCCATATGTAAACAAACCAAGACCGTACAAAAAAGAATACAAGCAACAGCTTGACCGAGGCGAACATGAAGACAGGATGGATAGACAACGTGCAAGAAATGAGATGGACAAACGAGGCGTTGACCGTACTGGAAAGGACATCGACCATGTGGTTCCCCTTTCCAAAGGGGGCAGTAATGCTAAGGGGAATCTTAAACTCAAAAGCCCGAGCGCCAATCGCTCGTTCACCCGCAACTCAGACCATACGGTCAAAATTAACAAACCAAAAAAATGAACATATCAGAGTATGAGTGGCCTCGGCCACCGGGGTTAATCCCATTTGAACATCAGAAGACAACATCAGAGTTTCTCGTCAACAACCCCAAGTCGTTTTGCTTCAACGAGCAAGGTACAGGCAAGACAGCGTCAGTGATTTGGGCAGTAGATTATTTGATGAAGTTAGGTGTAATAAAACGTGTGTTAGTGATTTGCCCACTGTCGATCATGAAGTCGGCATGGCAACAAGATTTGTTCAAGTTCGCAATACATCGTACGGTCTCTGTGGCGCACGGCTCTGCCAAGAAGCGCAAGGAAATCATCAATGCGGGGTCAGAGTTTGTCGTTATCAATTTTGATGGTGTTGGAATCGTTAAGAGTGAACTGCTCAAGGGTAAGTTCGATTTGATTGTGGTTGATGAAGCGTCAGCGTATAAGAATGCTCAGACAGAACGTTGGAAAGATTTGCGCGACCTAACAAAAGTTATAAAGGGTCTGTGGATGTTGACCGGAACGCCAGCCGCACAGTCGCCTGTGGATGCTTACGGATTGGCAAAGCTGATTAACCCACACGGCATCCCGATGTTCTATGGGCAGTTCAGAGATCAGGTGATGTACAAGATCAGTGAGTTCAGATGGATACCGCGCCCCGAGGCCAAGCACATCGTTCACAAGGCACTCCAACCCGCTATTCGGTTTGAGAAGCGTCAGTGTATTGACTTGCCTCCGGTGACATACGTTGATCGTGATGCACCGATGACGACACAGCAGATAGGCTTTTACAAAATGCTGAAGTCACAGATGTTGATCGAGGCCGACGGTGAAGAAATCTCTGCGGTCAACGCCGCCGTAAAAGTCAGCAAGCTGTTGCAGATTGCATGTGGTTCAATCTACACCGACACCGGTGAAGTTGTGGACTTTGATGTGTCCAACCGCATGAGCGTGGTGCGTGAAGTGGTCGATGAGAGCAGTAACAAGGTGCTGATATTTGTACCCTTTACACATACCATTGCACTGCTTAAAGACTACCTGACCAAACACAAAGTAACGTGTGAAGTCATCAACGGCGAAGTGAGTGTTAACAAGCGGTCAGACATTGTTCAGCGCTTTCAGAACAACCCTGAACCCAAAGTTCTCATCATCCAACCGCAAGCAGCCTCCCACGGATTAACCCTAACCGCTGCCGACACAATCGTCTGGTACGCTCCCTGTACCAGCGTAGAAACATACCTCCAAGCCAATGCACGAATTGACCGTCCCGGTCAGGTCAACCCAATGACAGTTGTGCATATAAATGGCAGTCCGATAGAGACAAGGATGTACGGCCTCTTGCGAGGCAACGTGAGTAACCACAACCAAATCATTGACCTTTACCGACAAGAAATAATTTCTGAAGGTACTTGACATTGTCAAGTTGTGTGATAGACTGACCCCCCAATCAAACGGAGCTAACTATGGACGTATTAGAAGTTCAGGGAGACCAATCCTCCCTACCCCTCGACAAACTTGCCGCTATCTACATCAAGATACGCGATGCCAAAGACAAACTCACAGCAGACTACAAACAGCAGTGCGCCGATCTAGAAGAACAGATGAGCGTACTTGAAGCTGAGATGCTTGAGACATGCAAAACAATGAATGCGGACAGCATTCGCACAAAAGCTGGCACGATCATTCGTTCAATAAAGTCACGGTATTGGACGAACGATTGGGATTCTATGTATCGTTTCATCAAAGACAACGATGCGTATGGCCTGCTGGAAAAGAGACTTCATCAGACACACATGAAAGAGTTTCTTTCCGAGAATCCCGACCTGCTTCCTATGGGCTTGAACGTAGAAAGCGAATACACCGTGGTTGTTAGACGTTCTAAGGAAAACTGAAATGAATGAAGCCGACTTGAGTACAGAGCAAATCCTGCGCCTCCAAGCTATGCAAATGGCAGTAACGCATATTACCCAACATGTTGAGAGTAGGTCTGATCTGACCGCACTAGCAACTGAAATTTATAAGTTCATAAAAGGAGAAACTGAATGAGCAACATTACTTTGTTAAACCAAGACCTGCCCGACTTCCTGCAAACCGCTGGTGTCAGTGAGCTTACAAAAAACCTCGCCGGTCGCACTGGTGTTAAACGTATCGTCCCCAAGAACGGAATCTTCCGTAAAGTGGTTGGCGGTGAAGAGATGGGTAAAGTCAAGGGTGACTTGGAAGTTGTTGTTATTAACGCTTCTCCCAAAGTTGGTCGTATCTTTTACGCTAAGCAGTGGACTCCTGAAGCTGAGCCAAGTGCGCCCGATTGTTTCTCTAATGATGGCAATGTGCCTGATGTTGGTTCAACTAACAAACAGTCTGATCGTTGTGATTCATGCGAGCAAAACATCAAGGGTTCAGGCATGGGTAACTCCAAGGCTTGCCGCTACTCACGTCGCATCGCTGTGACTTTGGTAGAGGACTTTGGTACTTCGCTTGAAGGTTCTGTGTATCAAATGAACTTGGCATCTAAGTCTTTGTTTGGTGACAGCGTCGGTGACAACACCCATCCGTTTGAGAGCTACACCAAGTACTTGGCCAACAACGGCAAGAGCTTGGACTACGTCGTTACACAGTTGAGCTTCAACGAAGACAACGACAACCAGTCCATCTTGTTCACACCTGTGCGCTTCATCAACAAAGAGCAGTACGCAGTTACAAGCAAGGTTGCCGCATTGCCTGAGACACAGAAGATGGTCACCATGACACCGTACCAAGCGGATGTATCGGGTCGTGCGCCCAAGCTGGAAGCACCCAAGCCTGCGGCGTCAGCCCCCGAGGAGGAAGCCGAGGAAGCGCCAAAGAAGCGTGAATCCAAGAAAACCGAACCCGCAACACCGACTGCCAAGAAGAGCCTTGCCTCTGTCGCGGCGGCTTGGTCAACGGACGAGGAATGACGCATGTCCTATGGTTACAGCCAAAAGTTAGTTGACGCCAACTCAAAGGCCGATGCTGAATCTTTGGGCGTAGCCTTGGGTCGCTTCTGTATAGAACGGGAGATTACAGCTACGGCAGTAGCGAAAGAACTTGGTGTGAGCCGCATGACGGTTTACAACTGGTTCTGGGGTGAGTTCGCCCCGTCTCCCGCCTACTCTGAACAGATAGAGCGTTTCATGGCACGACACAAAAAGCGCAAATAACAATGTCAACATCCGATCTGCTTGACACCGTACTCCCAACGGAGGGACGGTACTGCGTGATTGGTATAGGGCGGTTCCCCGATCAGAGATTTGCAGATACCAGAGAAGAAGCTGAAGAAATAATCCAAGAGTTTGTTCGTGACAAGGTCGATGCCTATTTTGGTTGCGCTAAGTTTGGTGAGGCAGATGACCGCACACACGACAACGCCAAGTACTTCCGCTCAGTGTGGATAGACATTGATTGCGGCCCGACCAAGGGCGTACCAAATGCCAAGGGGATTATTGAAGGCTACCTTGACCAGTACATAGGACTGGCCGAGTTCAAGAAGTTCTGCAAAGCAGTCGGCTTACCCCAACCAATCTTGGTGAATTCCGGTAACGGCATTCACGCTTACTGGCTACTTGAAGAAACGCTATCCCGCAAAGAATGGGAACCGTTGGCCAAGCGGCTTAAACAACTGTGCAAAGAGCACGGCCTGATTGTTGATGAAAGAGTGTTTGAAGCGTCGCGTGTCCTGCGCCCGATGAACTCGTTCAATTTCAAAGACCCCAGTAATCCAAAGCCTGTGGAGATTTGGAACGAGAACTCAGCAAGGATACCTGCCGAGGAGATGCGCAAGTTGTTGGGCGCACC